AAGACAATTGACAATACAAATACAATCAATACCGACTTAACAAAGTTAAAAGTTGCGGGCGGTACAAATGGACAAGTTTTAAGCACAGACGGTTCAAGCAACCTATCGTGGACAACGGCTGGCGGTGGCGTCTCCGACGGTGACAAAGGGGACATAACTGTAAGCGGTTCAGGTGCAACTTGGACTGTAGATAATAGCGCAATTAGTTATGCTAAGATTCAAAATGTTTCGGCTGCTTCTAAACTTTTAGGGCGTGGTGACTCAGGTTCTGGAGCCGTGCAAGAAATCACTCTAGGTACTGGCTTAACAATGACAGGAACTACACTTGCTGCAAGCGGTGGAGGTTCGGCTCCACAAATACAAGTTGACACAATTACAAGTTCACAGACTTGGACAAAGCCAGCATGGGCTGTTAAAATCAAAGTATATATGTTAGCGGCTGGCGGGGGTGGTGATTCAGGTAGACGTAATGCAACTACTTCTGGTCGTTGTGGTGGTGCTGGTGGCGCAGCTTCTTCTTTTTATTCATCTGAATTTTTAGCGTCAAATATTTCTTCAACTGTTTCAATAACAATCGGAGCAGGTGGAACTGGTGGAGCAAGTCAAACAAGCGACAGTACAGACGGTATTGCGGGTGCTGCAGGTGGCGCGACTTCATTTGGGAGTTATTTTAGTACCCAAACTAATGGCGGTGGAAATGGTGGCTCTATAAGTTCTTCTTCAACAGGTGGAACGGCAGCAATAGTTCCAAGTTACTTGATTTCACAACAAGGGTTTGACGGGCGTTCAGGTTCAAGAACAACGCCTTCTAGCTTTACAAGTGCATGGGGTTATTTGACGCCTTTGGCTGGTGGTGGCGGCGGCGGCGGAGATTCAAATGTAACAACTACAACAACAGGCGCAGAAGTAATTCCGTCGAATTATTCGGCTATATTTACAAGTTGGACATTTGGGACTAAAGGTACAAATGGTGGCGATGGCGGTAATGGTTCGAATAATACATTTGGATTTTTAACGTTAGGATCTGGTGGCGGTGGCGGTTCTTATAAGACTGCGCAAGCAACGGGTGCGGGTGGTAATGGTGGCATAGGTGCTGGCGGTGGCGGTGGAGCTGGTAGCGATAATGGTTATGCAAGTGGTAAAGGCGGTAACGGTGGTAATGGTTTGGTAATTATTGTTTCAGAAGGATAGTATGAAATACGCATTAATAAATAAAGACACAGGCAAAGTTGAAAATATTATTATTTGGGATGGTTTTTCAGTTATTGAATTACCTGACAATATACAAGCAGAAATTTGCACAGAAGCTCATGAAGTTGAATGGAGTTCACAAGCTCCAACGCCAACAACAAATGAAGAACAAGAAAAACAACTTTTGCAGTTGTTACTACAAAAATATGGTGGTACCGATTCTCCACTTGGATTATCTTAATTTTGAGCTATCGTGAAACAAAGCACACTATCCGCCACCGTCTTAAATTAGACGAGGCGGAGGTAATATACAAGATGCGAGGTATTGCAAGCCCAGACGCCCCTATGGACTGGTTGGATGCAATGCCAGACGGTCGCGACCAATCTTATAGCCTTGTTCGCATTGAAGGCAAAACAGCGGTGTTTTGTGATATACATTTTGGCTCTCATGATATTATAGCTTTGAAGGCTGCAATACAAACGGCAAAAAGAGAAAAGTGTATTAACATAGTTTTGAATGGTGACGTAATAGACTCACACAGGCTTTCAAGACATCCGCAAGAACCAGATGCACCAAGGTTCTTGCAAGAGTTGGAATTGACAAGGCAATTTTTAAGAGGTTTGCGAAATGAGTTTCCAGACGTTCGGATCATATTCAAAGCTGGAAACCATGAAGATAGGTTACAAGCATATTTGGTTAAGAATGCGGACGCCGTTCAGGAATTAATTAATTGGCCTAGTTTATTACATCTTGAAGAACTTGGAATTGAATTTGTAGAGTCAGGACAGTTCATGAAAGTTGGTAAAACGTTTATTGCGCATGGCCATGAATTCAAAGTGAGTGGTGGTATTAATCCAGCTAGAAGCCTATTGCTAAAGACATATTCAGATACCGTAATTGGGCACGTGCATAGAACAAGTTTTTCAAGTGGGCGGAGCTTAGAGAATAAGTTTATAAAGTGTTATTCAATTGGTTGTTTGTGCAAGTTGGTTATGAACTATATGCCTCATTCAAATAGCAATCATGGATTTGCAATTATCGATCAAGACGGCGGCGTAAAAAATTATATAATTGAAAACGGAATAGTATTGCAATGATGAACAGAGATTTTTTTGCGTGTGTTATGTGGGCTTTGCTTATGCTTTTAATAGGCTTGAGCTTTGGGCATTCATGTAATAAAAGCTCTAAAGGCAAAAGCGATACTAGCGTTGTAACTAAATTAGTTGAGCGCCCTGTTTACATCAAAGACACTATCAAAGTGAAAAGTATTCAATTAAAATACAAAGACTATTTTCACACAGACACCGTAGATATTCCTTGCAAAGATACGAACTTTATAGCCCAAGCAGATTCAGTAATCACGTCCACAAACGACACGATAAACATGGCGTTCAATTACACTAATCGCAGGGGCTATTTTTCTTTAGTTTATAGACCTCGTCCAGATTCAATACAAGTGAAAACAATCACCGTGCCAATTGAAGAAAAACAAAACTATGGCTATTTAGTTGGTACGTTTGGGCTTGGTTTGGTTTTGGGAGTATTGTCAGGAGTCAAAAAATGACTTGGTTTTCAGGTTTTGAATATTTGCTCCGAGCTGAAAAAAGTGAAAAGATTTCATTTGATTATGATGGCGTTCTAAGTACAGATCAAGGCAAATCACTTGCAAGACGAAAAGTGACGGAAGGATACAAAGTGTACATTATTACAGCAAGACATCCAGATGAAACAGTATTTAACACAGCAAGAGATCTAGGAATATACAAAAGCCGTGTGTATTTTACAAGTGGCGCTCCAAAATGGAAAACAATCAAAGCACTTGGAATTAATAAGCACTATGATAACAATGCGAATGTAGTTGATGAAATTAATAGATTGACAGATTGTGAAGCAGTTTTAGTGGAGTTCAAATAATGGCATTCAAACATAATCCTGGTAGGCCTGAAAACTTCAAAGGTAAAGGATTCCATACGAATCCAGAAAGAATAAATAAAAAAGGCCGTCCTAAATTGCCGTCTTTGCAAGAAGAAATGGCAAAACTTTTAAGCGAAGAAAAGGAAGGTTTGAATGCTTTGTCAATAATCTTGCAAATATTGAGACGTGAAGCGACTAAAGGTAATATAAGAGCAATCGAACTTTTACTTAAACGAGCTTATCCTGAGCACAAACAAGATGACGAACCAAAAGCAAGACTTGAACTAGTCTGGGGTAATCCTAATGATAGTCAGGATTAAGCCTCATGCAAAACAACTTGAAATTATTAACAATCGCAATCGGTTTAATGTTATTCGGTGCGGGCGTCGCTTTGGTAAGTCTTATCTCGCTTTTGCTCTTGCCCTTGAAAAGATGCTGGAAATTGATGGAGCGATGGTTCTCTACACCGCCCCCAGTTACACGGAACTCAAAGGACGGCAAAACGAAGCAAGACAATTATTTGCACCACTTGGAGCAACTTTCAAAGACGGCGAAATTAAACTAGGCAACTCGCAATTGAATTTAGAAGGAATTTGGCGTGCGGACGGGTTGCGCGGTAATAAGTTTCACAGAGTAATACTTGACGAGTGGGCACATTGCCCAAATGCAGAAGACGCTTGGAACTTTGTAATAAGTCCGATGTTAGCAGATTACGAAGGCGATTCGTATTTCTTTTCTACGCCAAAAGGAAAAAATCATTTTTATGAAGTCGACCAAAATTCAAATATATACTCCGATTGGCAATCGTTCCATTACTCAACTTATGAGGGCGGACAGATTAAAGAATCCGAAATTGATCGCCAAAAAGAACAGATGCCGTCAGTTGTTTTCGCTCAAGAATTCCTTGCGGAATATGTCGATCGTTCCGCTAGTAAAGTTAAGCGGGATTGGATCAAGATTTCAGATAACAAACAATGCACGGCTTATTATATTGGTGTCGATCTTGCAATCTCACAAAAAGAAACAGCGGATTATACGGCGATCGTTACAATTGGCACGACTTCACAAGGTGAGATAGTGGTAGTTGACGCAAAACGAGGGCGCTGGAGCTTTGTAGAAATTGGCGCAGAAATTATCGCAATGGAATCAAAGTGGCAAGCCCGTGTAGTTGCGGTCGAATCAAATCAGGCGCAAGCCTATATGGTTCAAGAACTTAAGAGAAATACAAGAATGAATGTTGTTGGTGTTGTTTCAACACGTGACAAAATTACACGCTTTCAACCAGTTGAAGCACGATACGAACAAGGCCTTGTGTATCATGTACGACACTTAGATCCAGACTTTACAGATGAACTTTTGAGCTTTACAGGAACGCCACAAGACAGGCACGACGATTATATAGACGCACTTAGCCATGCGTTCAATGCTATTCGCAAAACTCCGAGCATATACATATGAGTTTACTTGACGATATCAGACAAAGAATTTCAAATGCTATTTTGCCCACTGGCAAAAGGTTACAACGTCCATATCAATCATATTCTGGATATAGACAAGTTACTTCAATCCCACAAGGAAACGAGCTTGCAATGAGTTTGCGTGGAACGGTGTTTGCGTGTTTACAACACAGAGCAAATGCTTTAAGTGCTATTCAGTTCAACACGTTCAAAGAACACAACTTTACAAAGTCTGAACTTGGTAACGATAACTGGGCAGCTCACTTAATTGCGAATCCAAATCCATATTTCACACGTTCACAAGTTTTTAGTTTTATTGAAAATTGGCTTTCAATAAACGGTAATTGCTTTATATGGACGCCAACTATAGGGTACAAAGTTCCGCTTCAAATGTGGGTTTTGAATCCTACGAGAGTACGTGTGATAATGGGAGGGGATAACTTTGTGCAAGGATATACGTATCAAAGTGTTTCAGATGGTTTGATTCCTATTCCAGAAAATGAAGTGATTCACTTAGCAAGGGTGCACCCAGCGGCTAGGCCAGACGAGATTGTAGGCATGAATATGTTTGGTGTCGGGCTGGTTACGGCGGCTCTTGATTATGCAAATATCGATGTTGAAGTAAGTGAATACTTACATAGGCTTTTTGCTAATAATGCCGTGCCGCCTTTGATAGCGACGTTTCCTGAAAGGTTCGATATTGAAGAATGGCACAAGCTAAAATCTTCATGGAATGAAGAACTCCCTGACTATAAATTGCGTGCCTTGTTAGGTGGCGGGATGCAATTACAACTACCGCCAAAAAGTGAACTTGGAATAAACTACGATTCAGTAAGCAAAGATACAAGGGCGCAAATAGCTCAAGTGTTTGGTGTGCCGCCCGGGATGCTTACAGGTGAATTCCAAAACAGAGCAACCGCAGAAGTACAATTTGCAATCTTTAGACAGAACACAATCGATCCAGAAGCAATCTATATAGCAGAAGAATTTACAAGACATTTTAGACGCTTTGAAGAAGACATTCTAATAGAACCCGTTCCGTATGCTTATGCAGATCCCGAAATGGATATGCGCAAAGAAGAATTCGAATTGAAATGGGGTATCAAGACAATTAATGATGCACGTAAAGAACGTGGCTATGATGCAATTGTAGGCGGTGAAACTCCCTTAATTGCAAACGGTTTTGTACCTTTAAGCGCAACAGCAAATGTAACATTGAGCGATTTGTTTGGCGATAGACCAAAACCAAGCATTCAAAAGCCTGGTACTAATAGAAGTCTTAACTTAATCACGGCCAACGCTAAAGATTTATTTTGGCGTAATTACGATACCCTTACAACCGCAACTGAAAATGAATTAAAAATTGTTGTTTCTGGCATGGTGAATACACTTGAAAACCAAGCCTTTGATATTGTTCGCAATGAAGGAATAAGCGCAACTACTTTAGATGTGACTAATGAACAACTAGACTTATTTGATGCGACGGTTCAAGAAGCTTGTGATAGAGTTCAACAAAGATTGCTTATAGATTTAGGTTTAGGGATTGCAGATTTGACAAGCCAAACAGGCCAAGAAATAACAGCTTTAGTAAACGAAAACAGCGCAAAAATATCAAATTCAATCGGAGTAATTAGAAGCGAAGTGCAAGCAACTTTAGCAGCCAATGCAAGCAAATCAAGCGCAGAATTAAGAGAAATTCTAAAACAGCAATTTGCAAGCCTTAAGACAACACGTGTGAACACGATAGCAAACACAACAGCTGCTAATGTAACGAGCGGAATGCAATATAGTGTTTATAAAGGCCAAGGATATAAGATGGTTTGGTTAACACAAAGAGACGGCCGTGTACGTCCTAGCCATGCAGCGATGGAAGGGCAAACACAAGGCGAAGACGGTTACTTTGATGTAATAACAGAAAAGAAAGATAAGGACGGTAATATCATAGCAACGACAGTAGAGAAAGCGCCCCGTCCACTTGGTGAGGGCTTAAGCGCTTCAAATGCAGTTAATTGTAGGTGTCAATTATTCCCAGTAGAGATATAAAATGAATCTAATAAAAAGAGAATTTGATCTTATAAAAAAAGATTATTACGAACACGGCGAACAAGAAGCGATAATCCAAGATATATATACGTTTGTTGTAAGCACTCCAGAAGTTGACCGCTATGGAACAATCATTGTTCCAAGTGGTATAGACTACACAGCATACTTAAACAATCCGATTGTTTTAGCGCAGCATGATTCAGATGATTGGCCAATAGGCAAATGCCTAGGTTTTGCCATGAATGGCGAAAACTTAGAAGCTACTTTGCAATTTCATAGAATAACAGACGAAGCTTGCGAAGTTGCGGACTTAGTTGCGGCTGGTTATGTTCGTGCAGTGTCGGTTGGTATCATTCCAATTGAAAGCGAAGAACAAACAATCGACGGTAAAAGGATTACAGTCTACACTAAATCCGAGCTAGTTGAATTTAGTGTAGTTTCAATTCCAGCAAATCGTGAAGCTCTTATCAAAAAATCAATAAAACTTAAACTAGAAACAATTTTCAACAAATTAAAAAAGGTCAACAGAATGTTAACCCCAGAACAAACACAAGCAATAACAGACAATTTCTTGCCTATATTGCAAGATGCTGCACTCACTTACTTACGTGACGAGCTAGGCATTGCAGAAGAAGAAGCAATCGCAGCCTCAGAAGCTGGCACCCTAGCAGCAGCCGAAGCAATGCTTCAAGTATTAAACGGGAACGCCCCAGAAGTTGCGCCAACAGAAGCTCCAATTGCAGAGCCACCAGCTCCAGAAGTTGCAACAGCAAGCGTGCAAGCACCCGTGCAAAGAGTCGGCAAAAAAATTGCGGCTTCAACACAAGCACAAATAAGCCAAGGCTTAAGCATGATTCAAGACGGTTACAAAACAATCAATAAAGCTATCATAAGCGAAAGCGCACGTTCAATTAACATCAAGCCATTGACAAAATTGTCAACAGATGATATCATGAATTTAATCTAAATTAATAAAGGAAAACCTTACAAATGGAAAATTTAATAGTAACACCAGATCAACTTAAAGAAGTTGTAAACAGAAAGGTTCAAGATACCTTAAGAACAGCAAATCCAATTAATAAAGGTAAATCAAACGGATTTGTTCAAATCAAAGCAGATCATGATTCACGCCGTGAGCAAGCTCGTGTAGTTTCTGACTATATCTTAGCAATTCACAAAGGACGTGAAGGCGCTGCTGATGAAATCGCACGCAAAGCAAATGAAAGATATATCACACGTGCAAACTTCAACACAGGAACAGCTTCACAAGGTGGC